AATAAATGAGTTATTATCCGATAAAACTTGATAAAGAAAGAAATTTAAGGTATGGAATGAAAGCTATTAGCTTGATTGAGAAAAAATTTAAGAAACCGATAATGAAGATAGAGGGCATGCAAAACCCCGAATTATTCACAATGGAAGATTATGCAGCTATCATTTGGGCTGGTTTGGTTCATGAAGACGACAAGCTAACTCCAAATAAAGTAATGGAACTGATTGATGAATACTCTTCTATGTACGAAGTGACAAAACAGATGTGGGAAGCGTTCAACGCTTCGTTTGAAGGGGAAGATGCAGAAAAAATAAAGGGGAATAAGGCCGAAAAAAACGAGTAGATGGCAGTGAGGAAGAGTTTACCACCTGGAAAGCTCTAAAGCTCGCCGCCAAAATTGGGATTCTCCCATCCGAATTTTGGGAGATGACGCCTGCTGAATTGAATGTATATGCGGAGGCGTATGTTGAGAACAAAGAAAATGAGCAGAGGGAGAACATATACCAGGCATATTTAATCAGCCGTTGGGTATGGCAGAAAAAAATTGATATAAAAAAATATCTCAATGCGCCCAAAAATAAAAAGCAAATGTCGGATGAACAAATGTTGAATCAAGTCAAAATGCTTAACACTGTGTTCGGAGGAAGGGTCGAAAAATAATACTTACCCCTTGCACTATTTCTAAATATTCTATATATTATAATTAGGAATATTTTTTAAGGGAGGGGCTAAATATGGGGTTATATGGTTCTCCGGATTTGACACCCAGGAATAATAACGGTTGGGAGAAGCCTAAAAAGAAACGTGATTGGGGCGGGATAATCTGGGCCGTTGTAATAATTGCATGTCTTATTTTTATAATAGGTACAAAAGAAGGAAATTTATATTTTAAAGATTTATTTCAAAAAAACAGCAATAGCAGTCCGCTTCAAAGCAATACGAGCACAAGTGGCGGCATAGGAGACACTAACCCGATAGGTTCAAGGAAGAACCCTGCTCATACGGGAGACATACAGCATGGTGTAGCAACGGATGATAGAGGGTTGGACTGCACGTTGGAGATAGAGCTGACGGATTTTAAGCGGGGGGATGAGGCTGTAAAAATAATGCAAGAAGGGCATAGCACAGCCGATAATCCTGGGGAAGGAAAAGAATTTGCCCTCGTAAAATTTAGGGTTAAAAACATAAAGGATAATTCGGGCAAAGATATTCCCTTTACTCTTACAAGCGCCGATTTTTCTTATGCCACTGGGAATTACGTTGTAACAGACGCGCGTTGGGCGGTGTATGGGTTAAATCCTGCCATCGAGGCAGACTTATACGAAGGGGCAGAGCATGAGGGCTGGATTTGCTTTAGCATAGAAAAAGACGATGCCGCTCCGAAAGCAATTTTTTTAAATGAAATATGGTTTGATTTAGTGGAATAAATATGCTTAAATATAAAAATGGGTTAGAGCACTTACGATTGTAGGTGCTTTTTTAACGCTCCTTAGGGAGGTGAAAATATGGCAAAAAGTTCTAACTTTATAGTAAGAGGCGGGGCTGACTTTAGCGAAATAAAGTCAGAAATAACGAAAACGCAAAGCCAGCTTGGCGGATTTCAATCAAAAATTAGTGGCGGATTGATGAAACTTGGCAAAATAGCAGGAATCACGCTTGGTGCAAGGGCACTGTTCGAGCTTGGCAAACAGGCGATACAAACGGCATCGGATTTGACCGAAGTTCAAAATGTTGTAGATGTCACTTTCGGTCAAATGAGCGGTGAAGTAAATGACTTTGCTCAAAACGCTCTAAAATCATACGGCTTATCTGAGTTGTCGGCAAAGAAATATGCCTCTACCATGGGCGCAATGCTGAAATCTTCCGGGCTTGCCGGGGACCAGATGAAAAATATGGCAATCAATCTAACCGAACTTTCCGCGGATATGGCGTCATTCTACAATCTCCAAAATGACGTGGCTTTTGAAAAGATACAAGCGGGCATTGCAGGGGAAGTAAAGCCACTAAGAGATTTAGGAATAAACATGACAGTAGCTAACCTTGAAGCGTTCAATATGTCTCGGGGCATAAATAAGCAGTGGAAGGAAATGACACAAGCAGAGCAGGTAATGACAAGATATAACTACTTGATGGCCGTTACAGCGGATTCACAGGGCGACTTCGCAAGGACATCTGGAACGTGGGCTAACCAAGTAAAACTACTGAAAGAACAATGGCAGAAATTTTTAGGACTGCTTGGTAGTGGGCTTGTGAAAATCCTTTTACCTGTGGTAAAATTCCTGAATAAAGTTTTAGAACTACTGAATATGGTTCTTGAAAAGATAGGACAGCTCTATACCAGTATAACAGGAAAACAGCTCGTAGATGCTTCTGACAGTACTACAGGGCTTTCCGATAGCACGTCAGACTTGGCGGACTCGGCAGGTTCGGCAGCAGATGCGCAAGATGACTTAGCAAAGAAAACCAAAAAAGCAAAGAAAGCGGCAGAATCCGCTCTTGCACCGTTCGACGAATTGAACGTTCTACAGCACAATATGGGCGACAATGATGACGGTACCGGAGGCGGTGGCGGTATAGACGCCGGAATAACGTATCCGAAAACAAATTTTGGGAATGTAGAGGAAACCGAAGGAAAGATAGACGGACTAAAAAAGAAAGCAGACGCATTTTTTGTTTGGATATCTGATTGGTGGAACAAGCTAAAGAAGTTGTTTGCGGTGCCTGTGGTTGTTCCTGCTCTGGAGTTTGCGGACTTAAAACTCCCGGCATGGGCTGTCCCAACATTAGAAGAATTATTTGGGAGAGCTTTATGGCCGTTTAAGATACCTGCGCTTGAATTTGACGGATTAAAACTTCCTGCATATGAAATGCCAACAATGGAAGAACTGTTTGGAAGGATATTATGGCCGTTTAAGATACCCGCTCCGGCATTCGGAGATTTAAAATTGCCTGCTTTTGAGGTTCCAACATTAGAAGAGCTATTCGGAAAAGGGTTGTGGCCGTTTACGGTCCCTGCTCCGGAATTTGAAAAGTTAAGAAGCCCTATATACGAGCCTAACTGGAATCTTGTTCCTCCTGTTATTGCGCCAATTGTCATTCCGGCAATCATATACTCCACATATATAAAAAGCTTGCGTGACATGGCGACGGAAACAGGGCATATATTTGATGAGCTAAACCAAACTGTCAATGGTAAAGTAACTGAGCAATCTTACCAAACAGAAGAAGCGCTCTCAAACTTGAAATTGAGAAGTTTAGGATTGTATAAGGGAATGCAGACAGACGCGACAACCACGACAGAGGCAACAAAAGGCGCGGTAACAAAGACGGTCGAAGAGCAATCTAAGTCTATAGAGGACAATTTAGGCATTCATAAGAAAAATGTAGGTATATTGGGCGCCGCGATTGGAGCGGCGGCGGCAAAGAATATAGGAAACGGATATGTGGCGCTTGGCAAAAACCAGATTCAGAACATAGAGGGGTATGAAAAAAACTACGACTTACACGCAAAGAAAACGGCGGAGTTAGGCCACAATACAGGAGCCGGATATAACTCAAACGTTTCAGAGGGCTTCAATACTTTAGGGAAGAACATGACGCAATTTCAAAACAACTCCCTAAGAAGTTCCAAAGAATGGGGCGAAGGGCAGCTAAGAATTACAGCAGATGCTGCACAGGGCATGCTTGACAACATGAACGATGGCCTGCTTAGCTCCTGGAAAAGTATCAAAAATTTCAATACAGCAACAGGCGGGGAAGCGGTTGGGAGTTTTTCTCCTACAAGAAATTTCGGGAAGAAACTGCTGATTGCCGGAGCTATAGTTGGCGGGATTGCCCTATCGGCTTTTGCGCCCCAGTTTATTCCGGCGATTGCGGGAGGATTAAGTTCCTTGGTTCAGCCTATAGCCCCAGCGTTCGGGCTTGCCAAAGGCGGTATAATAAACAAGCCTACTATTGCCATGGTCGGAGAAGCAGGCAGGGAAGCGGTTATGCCGCTTGAAAACAACACTTCCTGGATAGATGATTTGGCTGGTAAAATAGCAACAGGCATTGTTTCTACTATGCAGATTACGGGCAATAGCGGGAATGGGGAAGGCGCAACCGTAGTACTAACTATAAACGACAGAAAAATAGCTCAAACAATACTTCCGGCATTAAACGACGAAGCCGAAAGGCTGGGCTATGAGTCAATATTAAGGAGGGGATAATATGATATTAAAAATAGATGGCAAAGCTATTTCTCCTTCCCCATCCGAATATAGTGTGAGTATCATGGACCTAAGTACAGATGCCAACAGGACTATGAGTGGGCTTTTAGTGCGGACCGTAGTTGCAACAAAAAGAAAAATTCAATTGAGTTGGCCGGCCTTGAACAAAGAACAAGTCAGCCAGCTGCTCAAAGCTGTTTCCCCTTCTTTTTTCCAAGTAGAATATATAGACCCGCAAGAAAACTCCCGAAAAACGGGAGTTTTTTATTGCGGAGATAGAAGTGTATCAGGATTGATATTCAAAAATAATAACATGTTCTATAAAGACATCAAATTTGATTTGATAGAGAGGTGATATTGCATGTATCCGGTGTCGCAAGAATTTCAGGACAAAGTCAGGTCCTATAATAGAAAAATATTCGGCAAGGTTCAAATAGACTACTCAGATCCCTTCATTGACCAATCGGTACAAATAGCCACAAACGAAAACAACCACACCTCCTATCCAAGACAAATTGCAGATGGGGTACAAGAGCCTATAGGAAAGTATATAGCCTTAGATGGCACATGGACGCTCGGGAACGATACCCTTGTATTGGCTCCCGGACCCGGAGAAGAAGAAAAGGCGCAAATGGGTTGGTGGGGAAGCTCTCTATCAGATGCGAATGGAGGGTTTGCCACAAATCCAAAATTGACCGTAACATTCTTTTCTCGGCCTATTCGTTCCCTTAAAGTAGTAGGTGACAGCAAGAGAAATGAATTTCCTGTAGACTTTGTCATGACCCTATATGGAGGAGGAGATACAATACTATACCAGGAAACGGTCGTAGACAACACTCAAATAAATTGGGATAAAAGCATAGAACAAATAAATGAAGTAATAAAAATGGAGATTGAAATATCTAAATGGAACATGCCTAATAGATGTGTAAAAATATTGGAGTTTTTCACTTCTATACAAGAAACATACGGCCAAGATGATATCTTCTCTATAGAGCTTTTGGAGGAAAGAGAAACCAGCTCCGGGAGTTTGCCGGTGGGAAACATAAGTTCAAACGAAATAACTATAAGATTCAATAATGAATCTAAAAAGTTTGATGTAGGGAACAAACAATCCTCTCTCTACAATCTAATTAAGCCCGGCAGACGCATAAGAGCGTGGGCAGGCATGGAAAAAGGCAATGGAGAACAAGAATTTGTCCCTTTAGGTGTGTTTTGGGCTAAGAATTGGAATATCCCCGAACAAAAAGTATATGCAGAATTGGTTGGCAGGGATAGATTGGAAAGCCTGCGCAATACTACGTTCTCTACCTCTATAGTTGAAGTAAATAAATCCCTATATGATTTGGCAATAGAGGTTCTCACAGATGCCGGACTGAAAGAAAACGAATATTGGGTGGACGAAGAATTGAAAGATATTGTCATCCAATATTCCTATTTTGAACCGCAGAGCCATAGAGAAGCATTGCGCAAGATAGCGGAGGCAGGATTAGGACAAGTATACTGCAATAGAGAAGGAATCGTACGGGTAGAAGGTTCTTCTTTTACGCAGACCAGGATTGAAAACTCCGTGGTAACTACTTTCCTGAAAGCCGAATTTCCTGCCAACGTAGAGATTGTAGACGCATATGGAATCACAAATGATGATTGTTTTTCCAAGTCTAACCCTTCCCGCATGGAGAAGGTAGCGAATATAGTTGAGGTAGAAACACAACCACTTAGGCCGGGCGCGATACAGGAGGTATACCAAACAAATGAAGGCATACCTATAGCGGCAGGAGAAACAAAAACTCTGACAATATACTTCAACTCTACACCATGCATAGACGTATCTTTGTCCATAGAGGGCACAGGTACAATACAGAGCAGTACCATATATGCATGGGGCGCGGGCATAACAGTTACGTCTGCAAGTACCGGAACGTTCAAAATAATAGCGAACGGGGAACCCCTAACAGTACAAAATAAAGACAAAGCCATAGCAAAAGACAACACAAGCATAATAGAGAACGGGGAACTAAGATACACTTTCCCGGCTAATCCGCTTGTGCAGGACGTAGCTATGGCGCAGAACATAGCAGATAAGTTGTTGGCTTATTACAAAGATCCCAAGGCGGATCTAAATATAAATTGGATAGGCAACCCGGCGTTGGAGTTGGGCGATGTTGTGACCGTATATGACTATTATACAGAAGAAATACAGGAACGAGGTTATTACTACATCACAAAGCAGGAATTAGAAATAACTGGAGATTTGAGAGCAAGATTAGAGGGAAGGAGAGCGATATAATGGCATGGGTAAATCCTAAAACAGATTGGAAAGCGGGAGATGCGCCTAATGCAGGAGATTTTAACAGGATAGAAGAAAATATTAATTACGTGCTCGACGAAGCAGGTAAAGTCAACACTGTGAATAATAAGGCTCCCGATGCGAACAAAAATATACAGCTTGTTCCGGCAGACATTGGGGCAGTGCCAACTACAAGAACGATAAACGGAAAAGCTTTAAGTTCTAATATAGTTCTTACGGGTGCAGATATAGCCCCGGCCGAAGGAACATTGATATTATACGTGAACGCATCAACGGGGAATGATAATAACAGCGGTACGTCCGAATCAGCTCCATTTAAGACTTTTAACAAGGCCGTAAGCGTGGCTGCAAGCAAAATATATCAAAGGATAAAGATACATCTTGCGGCTGGTACTTACGTGTGGGTTGATGTTTCAACAATAAGAAGCCAATACATCGGCATTGATGGCGACTATGATAATCCGGCGGGCGTGATTTTCTCTAACGGCCTTGATATAGATGAAACCTCTGCATATATAAAAATAATGTACTGTAAGTTCAACGTTGCAAGCAGAGTAACAGGCCCCGTAAATATTCTTGAGTGCCAAACAGTAACATTTGTGGGTGGGCTTCAAAATGATGGAATGATAAACAGATTAGAGTTGTCAAGCTGTACAGTTTCATCTGCCACCGCATTTGCCGTTAAATTAGGACCTGTAGGATGGCTATATATGAACGGGGGTTCGTATTCTTCCACTTCTTACGGATTATTGTTGGATTATGTCGCAAGAGCATATCTATATAATCTTACATTAAATGTGACTTCTACAAACAGCAGTTACGCCGGCGTGGATATAAACTGCTCGACTGTCTATGCAGAAAATATAAAAGGTAGCGTTGGCTCCGCAAAAAAGTTTGTAGCTGATAAAGGAACAATTCTGTTCGACATAAGTAACAGTTTTAGCGGTGCTACAAGCGAAGCTACAAAAGGCAGCCAGATATTTACGGCGCCGAGTTAAGGAGGGAGGTATGAAAGATGGCATATAACACAAAACCTATAGTAAAGGACAGCGAAGGAAAGCCAATCCCACAGTACTATAACCAAATATCCAACCAGTATGAGCCTATGTCCGGCGCAAGCGGAGGGCAAAAGGTAACTCTATGCAACGGTGCGGGGCAGGAAATAGACCTAATGGCAATGGTAGGCAGTGTCGTATCTGCTATAGATAGACTAATCGAGGAGGTGAAGAAAATTGCCGTATAATACAAAAAGTATAAAAAAAGATGCAGATAACAGCCCTATTCCGCAGTATTACAATCTCGATACAGATGAATATGAACCTCTGCAAGGGCAGGCGGGGGCAAGCAAGGCTATATTGCAAAACAGCGACGGGGAAGAAATACCTATCAATGCGGAAACATTCACTACTCCTATAGTAGAAAAATTAGATCAGCTAACTGGGACAGTGGTAGACGAAAGCACAAGGCAAGCAAATGAAACACAGAGGAATACGGCAGAAATGCAGAGACAAAATTTGTATCTGGAAGTACAACAAAAACTGAATGCAGGGGAATTTGTCGGAGCCAAGGGGGACAAAGGAGATAAAGGAGATACAGGAGCGGGCATAAAAGTATTGGATGTATTGGATTCCGAAGCTGATCTCCCTGCTACCGCACAGCAAGGAGACGCATATGTAATCTCTAACATACTTTGGGTATATACCACTCAAAATGTATGGAAACAAGCGGGGAGCATAAACAATCAAGCCAAACTAATCCCCATAGAAGATATAGAAGAGAATTTTCAAGCCGACAATGTTGAAGATGCTCTCCAAGAAGTCGGAAGCAAAGTCAATGTCCCCAAATCCGCTACCGAAGAAGGCTATCCCGACGTTCTCTCCATTCCCAATACCGCAGTAGATGGAGACATGAAGGTTGGCATCAAAGGGCAAACGGTGCAGAATTTGGTGAAGAATGGAGATTTTAGTGAGGGAACGGAAGGATGGGAAGGATATTTAGGCGGGCAGCTAAGCATTAACAGCAGCGGGAATTTAGTTGTTACAGGAAGTGGCGTAAGTGCAAGCCCCTATGTAAGGCAGGTAAGAAATGATTTGCCAATAGTTCAAGCCGGTCATAAATTTTATTATAAAGCAAAAATGCGAACAACTAATTCAAATACAAACAAATTACAAATAGCAGCAAGGATATCTGATACTGGATATCCGTTTTCCCCTATGGATATAAATTCTCCTGCAATAAACAGATGGTATAATGCTTCTAATATTAGTACCGTTCCTACAGGTAGAAGCGGTTATTTAATATTATCCATTTGTGCATCATACCCCGATGCAGAAACAAGCAACGGTCAATCCCACGAAGTAAAGCGAAATAGCTTTATGTGTATAGATATGGGTGCAGACAGCTCTAATCCCTTCTACAACAAAACGGTAGAAGAAATGGATTCTATGTTCTATCAGTGGACGGACGACTTGTCCTCTACATTAGGCTCAAAGAGGGCCCTAAGCTCAAATCAAAATTTTTTCTTTAGTAATTTTGATAAGAACAAGCAGCAACTTAATTATCGTTTTGCTTATTATTATTTTCTTAAATTAGAGCCGAACGCAAAATATACAGCTTTCACTAATGATTTAAACGGGAAAGATACTATGTATGCTAACATATATGTTTATTCAGGGGTATTTATGAATCAGCCAGTTACCATATCTAATGGAGTTTATGATGGCAGGCCTTTAACTGTAACAGCTGACAGTGAAGGATATATAACTATTATAATTAAGCATACTCTTAATGGCACAGATGGTGAGTCAGACGGATTGAGTTATAAGAAATTAAAAAGCGGAGAAGAATATTTAAAAATCCAAAAAGGAACATCTATAGTAGAAGAACCCTACACCGAAGATATCGCCTACATTACAGCAGAAAAGGACGGAGAATTGCAAGAGTTACGAAGTCTGCCGAATGGCGTGCAGGATGAAATACGGTTTAACGCTGACGGGGATGGGCTGGAGTTTGTGAAAAGATGTGAAAAGGTAATTATTGATGGGAACACAAATATTTCAACCTTACAAACAGTTATGAACGAAGATACTTTTGTAGTACAATTCAGGATATCAGATATACCTTATTCTGCTATTTCAACATCAATTGACGACATCGCTTGGTTTGTAATAGATGGAATAAAATTCACAAACCAAGCTGGGCATGAAGGATTGAACGACATTTGGAAAGTTGCATATAATTATTATGTGGGACGTACTGACCCCAATAATTATGTTGCTACGATATTTTCTATCCCCAAAACAGATGTAGATTGGACAGCAGTACCAACAATGCAACAGGTCAAAGACTATCTCAATGCTCACCCGATTACACTCATATATCAGCTTTTGCAGGAGGAAGTCGCCGTCATTCAATGGACAGGACTAACATGCAAAAAAGACGGAACCGTACTAATAGAAACAATCATCCCAGAAGTAGGCTTCTACGGAACACAAGCTACAACAAAGCACCCTACACAGCTCATAGGTTCAGTAGACCGACTATATAAGGTTGATAGAGACACAGGTATACGAACAAGATTAGATGTATCAAAATGTGTTATAACAACGGACAAACTCGGCTTTACACACCCGGATTTGGCAGACGGGGATTTGTTGGATTGGGATTATGTACCGGAAGTGAGCTATACACAAGGCTATAAGTCTATCACAGTTCCTACAAATATGAGTGCTACTGTAGAGGGACTTGTGG